CCCTGTTCCAGACCTTGCGAATCGCTGACGCGGATCTCGAAGCGAGGCTCGCGCAACCCGGTGTTGAGCTTGCCGAACTTGGGTTGCAGCCAGGGCGCGGCAAACATGCCGAACACTGGCTCTTCGCGACCTTCGATCCGCGCGCTGTCACCCAGTGTCTCGAAAACGATGTCGTCAACATCAGTCATCAGCTCGCGAATGCCCATGACTACATCTCCAGCAGGATCTGCGCCAGTGGCCGGGTGCACATGTGCAGCGGGTTGGACTGCGCTTCGCCGGCCATACCCTTGTTGAACGGCAACGGTTCGATCTTGCTGTAGTACGGCACGCCTTCGGTGTTGACCGTTTCCATGTAGTCGGCGGGGGCGAACACCGAGATGTACAGGTCCGGAACGCCTTCGGGAATCAGCAGTGCTTTGTCGTCGTGCACAAAAGTGATGCCGGCGATCTTGCCGCGGTAACGCTCCCAGGTGATGCCCCCGTAATCGAAGCTTTCACGTGCGTCACCGCGTAGCGATGCCGCCTGCTGGGTGTTCAGGTAAGTCGCCTTCACTTCTTTAAGCTTCAACATTGCGTTCCAGAAGTTCTTGCCACAGAACGCTCGCGAACCACTGCGGGTAACGCTTCCCAGAGCGTCTTCCTGCAAATCCAGGGCATCACCACACTTGATACGGAAGTCCTCGTCCGAGCCTCCAAAGCCCATCGACAAGGTCTTCCGTTTCACGCCAAAACGCTCATAAAGATCAAGCAACACGGTCTTGCCGTCAGCGTCATAGATCTTGCCGTTCAACGCACCAAGGCGCTGAAACTCGTGAGTGACGTCCAACTGACGGCGTGCCTTGGCCAGGCGCTTGTTTACCACGTCCTGCACCGACTGAAGCTCGGAGCGCGTACCGAAAGCCCGAATGCCCTGAATCTCGTCAGCCTTGATGGTGAAGCGTTCCGGCAGGTGCACGGTGTTGAACGGGATCAGGTTGCGCTTGCTGCCCGACACAACGAGGCCGGACGTTCCACGCTCCCCGGCCGGTACCAGGGCAAGGGTATCGCCGTCTTTTTCGATCTGCACCGTCAGGGTGGTGATGCCCTCTTCCTGAAACAGTCCGAGGCTACCGATGCGCCCAGGTACGTATTCCTGTTCGTTGATGGCGGCGGTCAACGAGGACACCGAAAACGCCTCGTCGTTGAAGATTTGAATGTCAGCCATGAAGCAGTCTCCAGAAAACAAAAAACCCGCACAGGGCGGGCTGAAAATACTAAGGTGACCGCCTTAGCGAACGATCACGTTATGCGCGGCCAGCGCTTTCTCGGCGGCCAGATCCAGACCGGTCAAATGCGCTTCGCTGACCTCGGCCAGACGAACCACGGCGCGACCGCGACGGACAATGTCGGACGTGCTCAGCGGGCCGAAGAGAATCGCTTGCGCGTTCTCGCTGCCGTCTTCGGCGGTCGGGTTGTACGGAGCGAATTCGCCGGTGCTGGTGACCAGGCCGAGGATCTGGCCAGGTTCCAGCGCGGGGCCGGCGGCGACGTTGATCGCTTCGCGGGAAATGGTGCCGGCACCCTCGGACAGGAGGAATTCGCCGGCGTGCATCGGTTCACGTTGAATGTTCATGCATTAGCTCCAGTAAGAGTGGATCGTTTGCCCGTTTGCGCCGCTTGGCGTGCGGACCAGATAGAGGGTCGGTCGATTTGCTTGGCCTGCACCTTCGGCGGCGGGTCATCGGCCAGCGGCAAACTGTTGTCGATTTCAAAACCCTTGCCGCTACCGACCAGTTTGTCAAAGAGCCGGGCACGAACTGCCGGTGCATCCAAGCCTGCCGATACGTACTCGGCACTGAACTCCGGTAAACGCGCAGCGACACACAAGTCGTTGATGGCTTTGGCCTGGGTCAGCGCCGCCTGCACTACCGCTTCGCTTTCCAGCCTGGTGACAGCGAGCAGCGGCTCAATCAGGTTGCTGATGCCCGCCGCCGTGCAACGCTGGCTGATCAGCACCGCCAGTTGCGCGGCATTGGACGCCGGCGCCGGTGGATCATCCGCAATCGGCGGTACCGGTTCCGGTGTTGGCTCAGGTTCCGGCTCCGGTTCTGTGGGTTCATCGAGTTGGGCCAGCAGCTCAGCTGGGGCATGCTGAAAACGCTGCAACACGGCGCCCTGTCCCAGGCACGCTTTGACCTTGACGCCATCGCCGACCTCGTCGGCCAGTCCCAGCGCCACCGCCTCATTCGCCGTCAGCCAGGTCTCGGCGGCAACCAAGCGCCGCAGTTCGGTTTCGTCGATGTCCGGCGCCTTGGCCTTGTACGCCGCGATGATGGCTTCCATGGTCTGGTCCAACACATCGGCGACCTTGCGAAAGCTCTCGGCGTCGCCGGCGGCGTAGGTCCACGGGTTGTGAATCATGAGCATGGCGTTGGACGCGATGACCACCCTGTGCGCACCACATACGGCAACGCTGGCCGCGCTGGCGGCCAACGCATCGACCCGACCAGTGCAGCGCTCGCCCAGTCGCGACAGCGCGTTGTGCATCGCCAGACCGTCGAACAGATCTCCGCCCACACTGTTGAAGGCGGCGACCACCGGCGACACGCCGTCGTCCATCGCCCGTAGATCCTGAACAAACTGATTGGCGGTGATGCCCCAAGTACCGATCTCGCCGTAGACGAAAACTTCAATGGTGCGTTGTTCGGATTCGCCATTGGCCTGCATGGCGTACCAGCTCTTGTCCGAGACTTGCACGCGCTCGCCGGCCTTGTTGTAAATGCGCGGACGCGCCTGTTTGCTCATGGTTGCTCCTTGTCTTCGAGCGGTTCGATGACATCAAGGGTGTTGTAGTTAAGACCCAGGCCAACGGCTCGGGCGAGGTCGGCGGCGTTTTCTGCATCGACTGTTTCGGCGTCGTAACCAGTACGTAGCACCATCTCGCTGCGCGAGGCGAACCCGGCTTTGACTTCCATCGTCCGCGCCTGCACGTCCTGTACTGGCTGGATGTAGGCCCATCCCTGCGGTACCCAGCGGGTGCGCAGATATTCGCGTCGACGCTGGGCGTAATCCTCCAGCACCAACGCACCAGACAGCACCGCCATGTCCATCCACGCTGCACGCACAGGACGACACAGCTGATGCACGTAAACGCTGAACTGCAGTTGCTCCAGACGCCGGCGAAACTCGTTGAGCACCACGCGCAATGCGCGGTCGTTGATCTCACGCATATCGCCGGTGAGGATCTCGTACGGCGTACCGGTACCGGCCGCAGCGGCCATCAATTGCTGTCGCATGAAGTCCGGGTAGTTGTTGCCGGCGTCGGGCGGTTTGGAGAATTCCACTTCCTCGCCTGGTCCAAGTTCCTGCATGGTGCCGGGTTCAAGCGCGACCATCGGCGTGAAGCCATCCCGATCCGTGACCAGGGGAGCACCCGTAACCGGGTCGCGCGGCATGGGACCCGATTCCGGTGGGGGTCGAGTGATGAAGCCGGCGAACAGGTTGGCCACTTCCTGGCGAAACAGCACCGCGTCGTCATAGTTGTCCAGGCTGCGCAAGCGCTTGAGCACCGGCGACAAGCGCGGCACGCCACGCAACTGGCCGGGTTCCAGCGGTTCGAAGATATGCAGCACCTGCGTGGCAGGCACGCGCACCAGTTGGTTGTAACCGGCGTTTAGCGATAAAGGATCACCCGGGTGCGAGCGATACATCCAATACGCCACGCGCTTGCCGATCGGGTTGAACTCGATGCCGGCGCGGATCACGTTTCCGTCGCGGGTGGTCTCAAACTTGTCGTGCGGCACGAACTCGGGTGCGAGCAACTGCAGTTGCAGCGGCACCGCATGACCATCATCCAAGCTGCGAGGTCGCAAACGAATGAAGCATTCGCCGGAGGTTTCCACCGTACGTGCAGCGAGCGCTTGCTGGCCGTAAAAATCGGTCAACTCATCGGCGTCCGATTCATCGACCCAGTCCTCCCACAGTTCCTGCAGTTGTTTGCGCAGGGCATCGTCGTCCGTCTTCGGCCGTGGATTGATGCCGGTGCCGATCAGGTTGCTGACACGCTTGTCGATGACGTTGAAGGCATACGGGTCGTTGCGCACTGCGGCTCGAGAACGAGAACGCAGATTGCGTAGCGCCGGAGTGTTGATGGTGTTCAGGCCACTGTCGGGTGCATCCCAGCCGGCGGATCGTCGGCCTTCCCCGGCGCCTTCGTAACTGGCCTTGATGTTCGACGGTAGCAAGAATCCGTTGCGGGTCAGCGTCGGATAACGGGCCATTACAGTCCCTTGCCTCCGTGATAAAGCCGAACTACACGTGACCGTGGGCCGGCGGCATTGAGCAGCGAGGTGCGAATTTCTTCACGGGCCTGCAGCAGCTCGTTGATGGTGCGGTACTCGACGGTCCGATCGCCGAAGCGCACGGTTTTTTCACCGCGCGCGATGGCCTTCTCGATCACGTCGAGGTGCTGTTGAGTAAAGGACATATCAGCGTCTCTTCAGATAACCGCTTGTAGAGCTGCGGCGTTGAGATGGTGAAGCTGCAGGTCGCGCGGGTGCGACAGGAGCAGCTGGTATAGGTGAGGTCATTTGCGCTTGTCTCACGGCCGCCGGAGGTGGCGATGGCTCGGCGGCTGGTGCTTGATCAACACGCTCGGCCTGCAGAGGCTTGGCCGGTGCATCATCAAACAACCCGGATTGCGCCAGAGCCTGCCGCACCCGATCCCAGTCATGTTCCTGGTACCGGTTGATGCCCAGGTAGTGCGCCATGGCCAGGCAATACACCATCAGGTCAAGAGCCTCGTTGCGCTCGGCCTTGCCCTTCACCCACTCGATGCGTTTGTGGCCGCGGATGTAGCGAACGACCTTGCGCTCGGCAACGCACTGGGCGAAGAACTCGTCCGGCAAGTCGTTGGCAAAATGCACAGAACCCGGTCCGTCCGGGAACGGGTAACGGTTGTAGATCCAGTCCTTGGCCGTGTCGGTGCCCACGAACCACAGCTCGGCGCCGTGGCGTTCGGTCTGGCCTTTCCAGGTCACGTCAACCATCGACGGGCGCTGCGCAATCACCGGGCGGCCAGGCTTGCTCGCACCCTTGATGGCGAATATGTTGCGCCAGCGACGCACGCGGCAGAACTGGTAAACCTCATCGGTGTGGTGCCCGCCGGAGTCGACACCAGTGGCCAGGATCGCCAGACCGACGCCACAAGGATGCCGGTAACGCGCCTTGAGTTTCTCGTCGAGCACCGCCCAGGTACGCTCATCTGCAGGGTCGCCCCAAATGATCTGGTGATCGACTACCCACCGCTCCATGCCGATACCGAAGCCCATCACCATCAGTTCTAGGCGGTTGGCCTGAACGTCGACGGCACCGGTCAACATCATCACGCCGGCCGGCATTGCGCCAAGGCTGTAAGCTTCCAGTCGCGCCCGAGCGATCAAAACTTCGGCTTTGGTCTGTTCGAGTGCACTGTCCCAAACCTTGGCCAGACGGGTGTTATAGAACACCTGCATGAGGCTGGTATCGCCTTGGGCTTGGGCCTTTTTCGCGTCTTCAAATTCTATGGCGAGCGATGTCCAGTCCATCCAGCCCATCGGCGAGTACAGGGCGCTGAGATGAAAGCCCACAGTCTTGCCGTCGCCGGTACCGTGCGCGCGCCACTCACCGCGGGCGAGCATATCGCCCTTATGGTGTTCTTCGATTAGCACATCACAGTCCAGGCCGGACGCCGCACATTTGTAATGCACAACGCTAAAATCGGCCGAATACAGCAGGTTTTCCCACTCAAGCACCTGCATGTGCCCACAATGCGGGCACGGCACGTAGTAGTGGCGCTGATCGCTGGACTCGAACAGATCGGCGATCCGCGAGGCGCCCTTGATCGTCGGCGAGCTGGAAAAATAGATCTTGGCGTTACGACCGAAGTTGGTTGCACGCGTCTCGGCCAATCGGATGGGATCACCTTCCTGACCAACATCGTTTTCCCAGCGGTCCACCTCGTCGCCGTAGATGTAGCGCGCCGACAACTCGGAAAGGTTAGCCGCAGAGCCCGCGGTGGTGACATACAGCGAGCCACCCTCGAATTCCTTGGTGTCCATCGTGTTGCGGGCGTCGCGCGAACGAGTGGCTGCAACGCGCTCGCGCAACACAGGGGTGGCCTTGATGGTCTTGCTGATCCGCCCCGACACCCGCTTGGACAGGCCGAGGCTGGGCAACAACGCCAAAATGTTCGATGGCGCCATGTGAATCAGTCCGCCCATCCAGTTGAGCGCGATCTGGGTTTTCATCAACTGCGAAGCCACCATCGTGACTACACGTCTGCATGGGTGAGCCGGCGACAGACATCGCATTGGCTCACGGGCATAAGGTGTTCGTGAGGTACGGTATTGGCCGGGCTCAGGTGCGCCGGTGTCCCGCGGAATCCGCATGTACTCATCGGCCCACTCATCAATCCAGAGATCGGGATCGGGACGCAGCCCACGGAAGTAGTTCTCACGGTACACCTGTGCACCGTCAGAAAATTCCGTGTGCATAGGTTCAGTTCACTGTTAAGGCGTGATCAAGGTCGGCTGAAGAGAGGCGCTCGGCTTCCTCCAGCGTTCGTCGGATTGTCGCGGTGAGGTGTTTTTCGATTTGCCAAGGATCGGTCATGGCCGCCAAGTCGTAGGACAGCTGAGGCAGCGGACCAAACAACTGATCCCGTAGCAATCGACCGGCGTCGTAGGCACCGGTCTCGACTGCCTCCCTCGACACCAACGAACCTTGAGCCTTACCCAGTTCGATCTCGGCCAGTTTGGCCATATTGTGCTCGCGCAGTGCGCGGGACTTCTGATAGTCAGGATGCTTGCCGTCGACCGGGATCAGCTGCGGCGGCGCAGCCGTGGAAATCGGTTCGGTCAGCGGGGACAGTTGGCTGTAAACGTCACGCTGAATCCGGTCTTGTTGGTGACGGTCAGCGACAGCGGCCTTACTAGGGTCGCTGGTTTTATCGAGCAGCGCCTCAGTGGCCTCCAGGTCGATCTTGCCATTTGCGGTGAGCACCAGCCGATCCTGGTTGGCCAATTTTGAAACATAGGATTTGGCCCAACCGCGCCGGGCCGCAAACTCCGTTTTGCTGATGATTGTCATGGTTAATTCTCCAGTTCACCCCACGAGTTCACCTGTTCACCTCAGTTCACTAAGCTGGTGAACCGTCCGCTAACACAGTCCCGCGGGTTTCCGACCCCGTACCCTCCGAATAACCCCAGGGTCCCCGGCGGTTTCAGGCTGGCCCACCGCCATTCGGCGGGACATCGCACACGCCAAGCCGCTTGGCAGCCCAGCGTTCGTACAACCCGATGGCCACATCTGCACCTGCCATCGCAGTCAGGCAACCCAAGGCGCCCGCCGTCCAAATTGTCATGCCGGCGGCGATCATCAGCATCATCGCCGACACCCCGCACACAATGCAGGCGCCGGACCGAAGTGCCAGCCTGCGCAACAATGCCCAGCCACGCGCCCCGTCCTTGTCGGCCCGCCACATCTCTCCCGATACGCCACCGACCAGAGCCAGGACGATCACTAACCAGATTGGCATTTCTGCCAGTGCTTGTTGCTCGCTTGTCATCGCCAACCCCTAAACGCAAAAACCCGGCGCAATGGCCGGGTTTGGTGGTTGGTGCTTGCCGCTCTCTGCGGTCGCACCTATCGAAGATGACTACTTTTTACAGGTCGATTCCGGTGGCAGCAACCCCGGTTTAATGCCACCCGGTGAATAAGTGGTCAATGTGGTGTGAACGTCTAGCGAATGTAAGCGAATAACTCACCACGGCATTCTGTTGTTTCGGCGGCGTCCCATCTGTCCCACCTTTTAGAATTGAGGTGGGACGCCTGAGAGCGCCTAGATTCGGGGCTTTGCCCCCCCGTCCTACTTATTTATCTATTTTCTCGTGTAAAGAGAGAAATTTATAAACACGCTTGCGCGTGAAGCGCGCGTGCATTGTGTCTGCTACGCATATGCGGGCGGGTGACGTTGCAAGGTGGGACGGTGGGACAGCCCAGCAAAGACAAGGCCCGCACCTGTCCCACTACGTCTAAACATAGTGGGACAAGGCGGGCCGGTGGGACAGCAACAGCCGGACGAAAGCCTGGGGTCACGCAGCCATCCCCATCATCACGCCGAAGATATGCAGGTGTGCCTCATGCAGGCGCTGGTAGTACGTGTCACGGCCACAACCGCAGTGCGCATACCGCAAGCGCATATCAACGTCGAGCGTGCAGTAATGCTCCCGCACAACCGTCACCAGCTCAGGCGGAAGATGCTTGTTCACGATCAGCTCGATGTCGAGAGAACTCTCCAGCGGCGCACGAAAGGCCCGCCGTCCACGAATCAGTTGCCCATTGCTCTCCATCATCATGGCAACCATGTTCCCCCCAGCAAGCCCCCCTTTCGAATGTTCGGAATGCAGCTCCTGCGCCCACAACCGAAGCAGCGAATCGATCTCCTTAATCACCGAAACAAGGCTCCTCTGAAGCTTCTATTTCCAAGGCAGGCGCCTTCCCCCAATCCGCTGGCTTTTTGTAGCCCCACAACCGCTGCCGACTCTTGGTCATTGCACCGAGCCGGAAACGTCTCCAGCCCAACCGATGCAGGATTGCACCGACACGCATCTGCTCCGGCTTACCCCAATGTCCCGGGTCGAGCTTGAGAGCCTGAGTCAGCACCTCGCTGCCGGTCGTGGTCTCACCAATCTGCGACTCTTCCAACCAGGTCAAGATTGGTGTTTCCCATTCGTCCACTACGAAGCGCTCGTCCTGCTCCTCCGCGAACAATGCAGCCTCATCCAGCGTTACCCACCAGAGGTCGCCCGCGTCGTAGCAGAAAACCGCCTCGGCCCAAAGCTGGTCGCGGATCGAGCGCAACAACTCCAGATCCACTTTGGTACATGCCACCGGCCAATAACGGCGGTTACCAGTCGCGTCCTTGAGGTATTCGTCCTGGTTCGTCGTACCCACGAACACGCACTGGCGCGGCACGTCCATGGTGCGACGGCCGTAGCTCTCGCGATAAGTGTCCGTGGACGCCGAGAAAAACTGTTTGGCCTTGGTACTCTCGGCCTTGTTGAAGCTGTCCAGCTCGCCCAGCTCGACAATCCACTTGCCCCTGATCGCCTGAAAGCCGTCCTTGTCGCCCAGCGCGAACGGCGTATCCATGAACCACTCGCCGCCAAGAATGCTCATCGCCGTCGACTTACCGGCGCCCTGCGCACCCTCAAGGATCATCACCGAGTCAGCCTTACAACCAGGCTTCATCACTCGCGCCACGGCCGACAACATCCAGCGCTTGCCAACCTTGGACGAGTAGTCGGTGGCCTTCACACCCATGACATCGGTGAGCCAGCTTTCCAGACGAGGCACGCGATCCCATTCGAGCTTGCGCAGGTACTGCCGCACCGGATGAAACGCATGATCATGTGCGACAACACTGACCGCCTCGATCACATGGGACGCCTTGACCCGAAGGTTGTACTGCTGCGCGAGCCACTTCATCACCCGCACGTCATCGATGTCCGCCCAGTCACCCGTGCCGCCGCCATAAGGCGCCGCACGCAGCTTGACGAGCTTCGAACTGAAGGCGCTGTAGCTGATGACCCCAGCCCAACGTGGATCATTGGCCAAGATCAATTCAACGTTCTGCATGTGTGCGATCAGAGCGCCGCTATCGCTGCGAGCTAGTAGATCTTTCCAACCACCTGCAGCCGGCGGCTTGACCACGGCCAGCACCTGACGGCGCACCGCCTCCAAACCCTCGGCGACATGCAGATCGTTGAAGTCGGTCCACTTCACTTCCCGATCACTGGAGAAGATCGGCGCAACCACCTGGCCACCGACGATCAGTGCCGCGTTATTGGCCTTCTCTTCACCGGGGTTCCAGGCGTCACCGTTTGGCCTCGTGGTCTTCCAGTCATCGTCCCTGCAAATGATCAGAGGGCAACCGGCAAACCGCTCGCGCATGGCCTTACACACGGCCAGCAGGTTACCCGCGTCGAATGCCACCGCCACGGTCAGCGAAGTCGCCATATGCAGGCTGGCGCCTGTTGCGTAGCCCTCACATACCAGCACTGGATCACCCGGATCGGCATCCGGACCGATGAGGTGGAAAGCACCCTCTTTTGACATCCCGTATGGCCAGTAAGACTTGTCCCGACCGGTATCTTCCTGTTTGCTCGGGTAAATCACCTGAAGCCCGACGATATCGTCCCGCGCATTGCTCATGGGAACCAGGACTGCCCCGGAACGCGGCGCGTAGCGTACCCGGAAACCGACAATCTGCTTGCGGTCCAGATACTCACTACGACCTTTCTCAGGCATGCGCTGGAACAAGCTGTCCGCTCGCTTTGCCGCTCGACGCGCCGTATTAGCTGCCACCTCTGCAGCACGACGCTTGCCTTCTTCCTGGCGGGCGCGCATGACCTCGCGCTCTTCGGGTGACATCCGACCAGCCTTGACCTTGATCTTCTGCGTCTCGCCCGAACGCCAATCGCCGAATGAACCAAAAATAAGCGTCTCGCCTTTCTCGGTGCGATGTTCATGGGCGACGTACCAGCCGTTCTTTTCGGTGCCCTTATCTTGCGCCGTCTTGCAACGAGTGAGCTTACCGAACACCAGCGGCTGCGCAGGTTCAAGGCCGTAGTCTGCGAACTGAGCCAGAACTTCATCGAGCATGACGAGCTCCCTTCAATTCCGCGAGGGAAAGGCAATCCACACAATGCGTGCAGCCAGGCTGCGCCACACGGCGCGCCTCCGGAATTGCCTCATCGCACTCTTCACAGAACAAAAACGAGTGCACCGCCAAAGCAGGTTTGGCGGCGATGCGACGTGCTGCGAGCGCCTGGTCGACACGCTCTAGAACCAGATCATTAGCGAAGTCTGCGATGTCAGCCATGGTCAGCACCTCGCGTCGTCTGGTTGACGTAGGTGGCGCGGTTGAACAATCCGAGCAGACCCTGAATCCCACGGAATACCTGCAGACGAATCGCCGCCAGTTCTTGGTCGGTGACAACGCCGTCACCGATACTCTTAGCCCAGGTCTCGGCCAGATCCGCCACTTGCCGGAAATACTCCGCGATGCCGGTCGTCAATGTCTCGGGCATGTCGTTGGTGTAGGCCTCAGCCAGTTCCTGCCAAATCGTGTCGCCGACCAGCGCATGCACCGCATCCAGAATGCGACGATCCTTAGTCAGTTCCAGGATCTCGCCAAACTCTTGGATGTTCACGGTGTGGCTTGGATGGGTTGGGGAAAGCTTGTGCTGCAACGTCGTGGCGTTGCGGCCAGTGGTGGCTGCGATAGCAGCAGCGCCGCCTGGGTAGTCGCGTGCAGCGTGATAAAGCGCAAGATCGAGCGGCAGGACTTCCCGCTGGGCTCGATCTACAGAACTCAGAGCGATTCGGCTCATGGCATTAATCCTTGAATGTTGCCAGTGCCGCACGACAGGCAGTAGTGATACATTTGTCGTGTGGCTTGATAGGCCCAAACGCCGGCGAGGTCCCTATGACCAACACCGGCACCGTGCCGGGGCGAACAATCCGTTGTTCACCCCTGGCGCAAAAGCTGCCAGCTCTGTGGTGGAAAAGGCAGCAACACCAAAGCTTCCGAGCTCTGGAAAACGCGAGAGGAATGGGCGGTTTTGCATTTGGTTTGCCCGCCAATCCCAATCGCGGCCCGACAGCGCTGTGGTGGTGCGTGTCGGGAGGAACTGGGCGACCCTTGGGTCGCCTTTTTTCTAAGCTACTTTTTTGAAATCTATCTTTGGCGGAAAGACATCATCAAGCGAGCA